GTCAGAGCCTGGTTCACCGACCCAATCGCGGCAGGCATCGTGAGGGTGTAGGTGCCAGATACCGTGGCAGGGGCATCGAAGCCCACATACTGGCCCCCGGAGTTGTCCTGCAAGCGCAGATCGCCCTCTCCGGTGATATCCACCTGTCCAGCGGTAACAGCCGTAAACGTGGGGCTGTCTCCCGTGCCGACGCCAATACTGGTGCGGAGGGTGGCTCCGCTTTCGGCGACGGGATCGCCAGAGCCGTCTCCGACAATCATCTGTCCGTCAGTCAGCACCGCCATTGCGGTGATGGCGCTGGCCCCACTGCCAAGGAGTACTCCCCCATCGGTGAGCGTGCTGACTCCCGTGCCTCCATGAGCGACACCAACATCCGTGCCCTCCCACACCCCCGTAGCAATCGTGCCCAGGATCGTGATGCCAGAGGAGCTGCCCACATCCAACGTGGTGGGATCACCCGAGGCATCCCCAATCAGAATGACCCCATCTCCCAGCACGGCCGTGGCTGTAATAGCACTGGTGCCACTCCCCAGCAAGACACCCCCATCAGTCAGAGTGGTGGCTCCGGTCCCCCCTTTACCGACCGCGAGCGTGCCCGTGGCATTGGCGGCGGCGAGGTAGTAGGTGCCTTCCTGATCATCGAGCTTGTCGGCGTTAAGGTTGGTACATTTGGTTGTTGAGGCAATGACCAGCGGGATCGTCCCGGTAGCGACATCGCTCTCGAAGGTGTTCGACCGAATCTCGTACCCCCCCGCATCCCAGTTTGCGGAGAGGGCCACGGTACCATCTGCCTTCACAAACGCGGTCGCTTGAAGGCCATCCAACTTATCGGCATCGAGATTTGCCACGACCGCCGCGCCGGACACCACCGCAAACGGGGCATTCGTGCTACGACTGAACGTGTGCAGCCCCGTGATGGTGTAGGCGTTTTCTTCTGTGAGGAGCGTATTTTCGGAGAGATCCGAGTCGGTGTTGACAACTTGAATATCAGCCATTTACGCCTCGATATACACCAGTGACCCATCCACGGACTGCCCCCCGCTGAGTTCCAGATTCAGCAATGTGGCCGCCGAGGTTTCAAACCACCCTACGGGATTAAACGGCAGCACAATCGTCTGCCCTGCGGTCGGTCCCATCTGCCCGGTCAACGCCGTCCCATCTGCGCCATCCTCGAAGCGAATCGTCACGGCGGTGCCGGTCATGGTGAAAAAGGCCGCCAAGACCCGGATCTTCTTCCCCGTGACCGCTGCCACCAGGGTGTTATTCCCGCTGGAGGCCGCATCAATCTTGGCCCGTTTAACGAGTTGCACACTCCAACGATCGGTAAAATCTTCCTGCGCCATCCGGCACTCCTATTCTGTGTGCATATACCGGTAGTCATACCCCGGCGCACGATCCCGATTGAACCGGCTCATTGTCTGAATGACCGGTCCAAACACCTGCATTCCCAGATCAATCACCGGCCCCGCTTCGTCATCCTTCCCGATCCGTAACATCCGTACCGCAAACTGCGCGATCGGCATCATCACAATATCAGGATAGGCAAACGTGCCGCCGGCTGTAATCGCCGAGGCCGACTTCATCCCGTAATACCGAATCGTATGCGTGGCACTCGGGAGCGGATCCCAGTAAATGTTGCTGCCATTCGTCCAGTAGCGTACGGGTCGTCCGGTCGTTGACGTATTGAACTGAACCGATGGAAACATGACCCGTGAGGCATAGTGATCCCCCACCGGTCCTACCCGTTCCAGATCCCAGGCCGGACGGCTCGTGTCCGGGTCAATGAACTGGAGTCGGTCCAGACGGGTCAGGCCGGTGGGGTAAGCCGTGGCTTCCGTACTGGCCGACGTAGTGACCGTGCCGACACTGGACCCCATGACATTCGGCTGCAACGCCATCATCGACTCGAAGTGATCTTGCGAGGCGTTCAACGCCCGCAGCGCCAGTGTCACCCCGGTTTCCCCGGACTGGAGCTGGAGTCCGCGATCCATGACCTCCATCGTGTCAAGCAGCGTTTGTCCCGTTGCCACGATTAGTCTCCCGCGTGGTGGTTCACGAACTTACTGCCCGAGGAGTGCCCACACATGCTGATCTGGATCTTCGTGTGATTCCAGTGATCGGACCCGGCATCGTCGAGATTCTGCTCCCGCGCCGCATCTCTGTACGCCTGATCGCGCTCCGCTTCGCCCTCGATTCGCGCCCAATACGCTTTTCCTGACCCCCACTTGAATCCGCTCTGCTCATAGCACGCGGCCAGAATGCGTTCATCGAGGGGGACGTAGCGGTGCTGGGAATCCTCGGCCACAAAGAGCAACAACCAGCCCTGCTCAATGCGAGGACGCCGATACCACACCAACCAGCGTTCCTTCAGTGGATGCCAGGTGACATCCAGATCGGGATGCATCCGCTGGAGCCGATCCCGAAAATCTGTTGGGGCAAACCGCACCCCAAACCGATTTGGATGCCAAAAGTGCAGCGACTCCTCACATGGAGGGGGAGAATGGGACGCCAGCGGCAGACGGATCTGGTCGTCCGGCATCGTTATCCGAAGATTTTCAGCCCGAACTCCTGCACCCGGTCGTCTTTACTGGTCTTGCAATGACGAGACATGCGTGCCCGCGCCATGTTGTAGGCGTTGCGTGAGTCGGTGTTGTAATTGGTACTCCAGCCGTCCACCGGACACTGGAGAAACCCCTTTTCGGCATCATGGACGAGATCGTCAGGCAGCGGTTCTTCCTCTTTCACCCACGGGGGGTGGAAATCCTGCAACGTGGTCTGCTGTAGCTCCACGCGGAATGGATGCCGGTTCCCGTTGCTATCGATCCACGTTGACACCTGATGCGAATCTGATCCGATCCCACCGCGATGCGGTCGGCCCTTCCCGTCCCAGGCATGGAGCGTGGGGAAGCGAGGGGCACCCCGCTTCGACATTTCACCCCACTTCTGCCATTCGGTGAGATAGGTCTGAATCGTGGAGACAATCGCGGCCTGACCCACCCACTCGTTGCCTCGATGCTTCTTGAGTTCTTCTCGTTCGTAGACTTCTCCCAAGACTTCCTGCACCGTGACCGGGTTGACGCCTTCGGGAAGGCTGTCTTGCAATGCCGCCACCGGGGATTCCCCCATGTGCGACAGAAAGAACTTATTCTCTGCAATCGAGTACTTCACCGGATCAAAAATATCCATAACCCCTCTAATACGTCGTATTGGTGCGAATCGGCTTCAGCACCACATGCACCGAACCTTCGTAGGCGGTGACTGTGCCGGTGTAATTCAACGAGAGTTGTTCGCCTTTGTCCATCTTGCGGTTCGCCAAGGTCGAGGTCAGGGTGGATTGGACCGGCGTATTCGCCGTGCTATCCAACGCCAACGCCGAACTCAAGGCGGTGGTGAGACTGGCCGGAGCCGTCCCCGAGGCCGCAATGCCCACATCGAGGGTGGTGCTGCTAGCTCCTGCCGTGCTATGCACCTCACGCACATCCATAATCTGATAGTCCTGATCGGCCACAAAAATACCAGTATCAGCGGCTTCACCTGCTGAAATGGTGTAGACCACATGAACCGGCGCTAAGCGTGCAATCGCTTTAATTCCCATAACTTCCTACTTTCTGGCGAAGTGACAGGGATCAGGGCCAACCTTCCCAGAAACGGCCCTGATCCCCCACCTACTCAGTTTACGACTCAGCAACGTCTTCGATCTTCGCCCCGGCTGCTGGGTTATCACTCAGCAGTTGCCCCTGCCAGTACCACGCCACCTCGAAGGTCGCGTTAGAGGTCTGACGGAAGAACGGGGTGCCATCGAAGATTTCACTCACTGGACGCGGCACTGCATTTTCCCCGTGACCGAGGTAGAAGTGCTTTTTGTCCATCCCGATAATGGTATTCGCAGCGAAATACGGCTCGACGTGCCACGGCTGGCCGCTGAACCGATAGATCGTCCGTCCATCACCACCATCTTTGCCTTTTTGCTGTGCGCCACCATCACGGCCCACCCCCGCCCCGCCATCCAACGCCTTCGGCGAACTCATGGCGAAGTAGGTATCTTCGCGCAGCAGCTCGTGATAGCGCCGGACCACGGCGAGGTTGGAGATGTACGCATTCAGCGATCCCCCGCCCTTCTCACGAACAGAATCCTCAAGTTGCATAATGAGGTCTTCCGTGAGCGCACGGTTCGTCCCGCCGTTTGCTAACACCACCGATTCCCAGAACTCATTACCTGCGGTGCTGCGATTAATGCCGCCAAAGTTCCCCGAAGGGGGATTCGCGTCATCAATCACACCCAAGAGTCCTTCGGTGTGGTAAATGGCTCCTGATTTCGTCGTATTTTCAATACAGAAGAAATCCCCGGCGGCGGTGCCGCTGGGTGCAGAGCCACTAATGGTGACAGTACGATTCGGCACATCAATGGCCGTCACAGTTCGAGACGCGGCCAAATCAGCGTCATTGTCAGAAGCGTCAATCAGATCGACTGTCATTCCGAGATCGATACTCGGCAGTGCATCAACGGTAATCGTGGTCTGGTTATCCGCTGCTGGCATAATCGCCAACTTGCCCAACCCGTCCGAAATCAGGTCGGCATTGATGAGCTTGAGAATCCGGCGACGGAAACCCGCTTCCATCATCTTCAACGCCGTCTGGAACGCAAACTTCGAGTTCCGTGCGTCTTGGATGAGTTTCCACGACATGTTGTACAGCCCCGCAAATTCTTGGAGGCTGAACGTCGCTTCGGTCGTGTCTGGGTTGATATTCGAGGGCAATGATCCGCCTTCGGTTAGCCCCGACCACGCGCCTGGATTCTTCACCATGATGGGCATGATGAACTGACCACGCCCACCCATCGGCTTCTTGATCTTCTGGAACATATTCCAGCAGACCACTTCTTGATTGACGAGATAGAGGACTTGATCTACACCATAGGTGTATTTCATTGCCTCAATGACATCAGTGGTACTCGCCATAGCGAGGTGCCTCCTTTAACGGAGACGATCCCTCATTCTTGCTGGCCGGGGTTGAGCATGGGCCACAATTCGTTCGCCCGGTCTTCGGGCGTCTTGTAGCCACCGGTCTTGCCGCTGGTCGGCGACACTTCGCCTCCCCGTGAGGGGAACGGCGAGTCCTTCGCCTTCTTCGCAGCCGCGCGATCGGAATCCCGCACCGCTTTCTGAATCGCTTCCCATCGACTTCGCATCATCGCGGGAAATTCAGAATCGAGGCTATCGCCTTCATGCGAGAGATAGATATCCTGCATGACTTCATTGATAACCTCCGCGTCGGGTAACCCCTGTTCTTTACGGATTTTCACAAACCGAGAATCGAGGTCTTTTTGCGCTTGCGCCCCCTGGGACTGCCCGACATTGTTCCGAAGGGATTTGTAGTCCTTGTAGAGTTGCGCGAGCGCCACATCGCGGTCTTGGATCGCTTTGTTGAGCGGGTTAATCCCCTCATTGACCATGCGTTCCATCAGTTGGGCCGCCGTTGCGCCATCCAGATAGGGCATTTGGCGAAGCTGATCCAGCATCGTCTGCTGACTTTGCTGTCCCTGCGTTGCCTGTTGCTGTGCCTGACGCGCATACTGCTGTTGCTGCATCTGCTGCGCATATTGCTGCAACTGCTGCGCCTGCTGGGTGCGTTGGGTGTCCCACTGTTTGCGTTCGTCCGCGAGGGCTTGTGTTTTCCTCGTATATTCGGCTTGTGCTTCCGCCGGCCATGCGCCGGATGAGGTATCACCTCCTGCGTCTGTTTGTTCCGGTGTTGTCCCTTCGCCGCCGCCATCTACGGGCGTCTCGGGGGCAACGGGTACGTTTTCGTCTGCCATCGCAGTCTCCTCAGTCGAGTGGTCCGTGAGTGCGGATGGGGGTGTTCATCTGCCGATGAATCCCCAGCGCGTGTTCTCGGCCCGTGTTCGCATCGGCCACAGGTGGTCAGTGCATCGACGCAGTATAAAAATCAGAGACGATCTTTGTCAAGATGTGCGTCGTCGAGTCTTCGCGGTCCCGGTAGACTTGGCCTTGGTTTTCCGACGCACCTTTCGAGATTTAAATCCATCGGTGGCGTAATACAGCTCCACCTGTTTCTTGGTAAAGGTGCGGCCACTAGGACTCGTGAATGTGTCACGCCCGACTTTCGTGAAGGGCATTACTGGGGTTGTTGGGGCGACTGTTGCGTCTGCGCCATCGCCTGGGCCAACGCCTGGGGCGCTTGTGGGGCAACCTGCTGACTGGCCTTGAATTGATCCATCGCCATGTCAATCGCTTCGGCGGCGGCTTTCGCGGCGGCTTGCTGGGCAGCCTGGGCGACGGCACCCTGGATCTGCTGCTGTTCCGCCCCACTTTCGCGCCGTTCGGACGCGGCCATGAGATGTTCGCGGCACTTGTTCCAGAAGCCGACAAATCCCTGCTGGATCTGGGGACTGGCGGAGAGAAACTCGGTCGTCGCCATCTCGGATTCGAGTTCGTCCATGATGACGCGCAGGTTCCAGAACGGCATCGGGAGATGCTCCGGTAACGCTTCGCCCTGCCACAACCGCTCGACGAGCGACATGCCGAGCTTTCGGTACTGGGATTCTTTGGCTTCGCGGCCCACATCGCCCATATTCAGGTCAGCGGCAATCCGCTCCTTGTCGATCCGCCCCGTCCGTTCATCCATATACAGCACGGACAGCGGCGACTGGAGCCGCTCGCGCAGTCGCGCCTCCCGCAACGCCCGAAATTCAGGAATCAAGCTGCCCCGCTCGACCGTAATCGAATAATCGGTGCCGGCTTTGAGAATCTCGGAGGTCTGGAAGATGAAGACCTCATCTTTCATACTGTTGTCGGTGTAATGGAGCGTGCGGAAGGCGGGATAGTACTCTTTCACCCGATTGATCCGCATTTCCTTCACTTTGCCCATGCGCTGGCCGAGATGTTGATAGAGGTTCCCCCATTGGGTGTCGAGAATCTCTTGCAGCATCGGGACGGCCATCGGTCCCCGCAACTGGCCCGGAAACTTCTGTTCACCGAAGAGATCGACGCCGCCCGCGATTTCACGCATCAATTTCAGCGTGAGATCGACCGATTGCATGAACCACGCGGGGAGTTGGGGTGGATCGCGCCGTTGCACCATTTTGACGCCCGAATCGGTCAACCCGCCTTCAATCGGGGCCGGATAGTCCGACGGAACATCTTCCCGTTTCAGCGTCGGGCCGAGGAGTTCATCAGCGTAAATCGACGCATTCGCCTGTTCCCCGAGTTGCGAGAGCCGCTTATTCAGAAAGCGCTGGGGGGCAATCAGGTCACTGACGTAATCGTTGCTCCAGAAGCTTGTCGTGGTCGGCCCCCAGTGAAAATCGACCACGGGAATGGATTCATAGGGGCTATCGTCATCGAGGAGGATCTGTTCGCCCGGAATGAACGCCGTGTACTTCCCACGGGGGTGTTTCCCTGAAATCGGCTGAAAGCGTTCCACCACGACGGCCAGATCGGGATCATGTTCGGTGCGACTCCCCTGAATGCGTGGAATCAGGTCTTGGAGATGGACCGAGCCGGTTGGATCGCCGAATTGCTTGATATCGGTGCTGAGAATCCGTACTTCGGTGGAATCTTTGATATTTTGGATGGTATCGGCGCTGACATCGTAATTCGCCTCGATCCAGCCCATCGTGCGGATTTTGGCGATATAAACCGCCTGATCGGGAGCGAGATCGTCAATCGAACGCACCGACGAATCAATAAAGACCTGTAACGGACTCAGGACTTCGCTCCCGATGTCCCCAGCCAGCACCATGTCCTCGATGACGGTAAACCGTTCCTGGGGTGCCCCCTGCATCAAGGCTTCCTGGCGCAGGGACTCGGGGACCACCTCTCCGCTCTGCACATCGGTCCACATCAGCTCATTCGTCTCGGGATCGAACCGGGGCATCGGTTCCATCGTGGCGTCTTTGACCCATGGGACGTATTCAAACGCCACGCCGCCAATCGCCATCCACCAGAGGATTTCCCACGTCCGAGACTTCTGATCGAGCTTTTCATCGAGGGCGCGGACGAGTTTATCGACCACTTCGGCCTTGGCAATGGACTTGGGGTCTTGTTTATCGGCGCGGGCCTTGAAGACCGGCGCAATACTGCTCAAGCGTCCCAGCATCTTGTGGAGCATCTGGGCCGTGAGGTTAAAGACCAGATAGAGCTTATTGGGATCGCGTTTCCGGGTAAACAGCACCCGATTCTGGCTGCCGATCCAGTGTTCCCCGGAGACGAAGGACAGATTGGTCAGAATCCGCAATTCCACCGAGCCGACGTTTCGAGCTTTCTGGGCGCGAAGCCGGTCGTAGTCGGTGGTGTAGTCTGCGAGAATCGTCGCTTTATCGGGCATGATTAGCGCCGTGGACTACGACCAAACAACGGATCTATTGGCGGTCGTCGCGCAGGAGTGAGCGGTTCGCCTGTCGGCCCAGTCGTGGGATGCACATTGAAACCGCCACCCCGCTGACGCCGAGACACCCCTCCCGGTACCGTCACCCCCGGAATCCGGCCGCCTCTCGGTTGCCGCTGGCCGTCGGGACCGACCACGGACGGCATATTCTGCGCTCCGCGTGGATCTGATGGGACTCCGCGTGGATTCGTGCGCCAGTCCTGCGGTTGCGCCCCAGTGGGCACGGGCGGCGGTGTCGGATAGGATTGCCGCGCCCGATCCGCGATCCACCCCGGTTGGTTCGCTGGAGCCACGCGACGAACGCCGGGAATCTGCTGTTCCAAGAGGGATGCGAGGGCTTCGCCTTCCTCGGTATACGGGAGATCGAGTTCCAGTTTCGGCATTATTGCGCTCCTAAATGTGCGTCGGGTAGCGTGGCGAGATCCGCTTCATTGCTGGCGGGGATCAGGCCGCTCCCTTCATCCGGTCGTTGCAGATGGCTCATCACCAGGCGCTCCAGGGAATCCATCCGGTCCTGCATCGCTTGCAGGTCGTCCCACCGGACTTCCGGCAGGTTTGGCGAAGGCCCGTTGAGCCACGTCAGCAAGTGTTGGCGGAGTCTCTCCCACATGGGTCTGCATCTCCTCGAACAGCGCGGTCAGGGACCGGGATTCGGTCTGTCCATCGGGCGTTCGACGTGTCAATGATAGCGTTTGCATGATAAAGCGCAGTTTTCGTTCCATCAGCGTGAGTTGCGCGGCGATCTCAGTCATCAGCCCCCTCCGAGATGGACATCGATGCCGGTCGTCGGGCGACGTTTCCGAATCGGCGACCCGAGCCACTGGATGGACCCTGGGGGGACGAACGCCGGGTCCGGGCGTTCGGCACGGCCGTGGGGATGCCGCGAGAGGACGTGTTCGACGCAATCCAGGGCATGATCGTTGACTTTAAGCCGCTCATATTTCCCGGCGGCCGTGGCCGTGTCGGGCCAGCGAGCGTATTCGAGTTCGTAGGGGACGATTGACAGCCACGGGGCGAGCCGGATCTGATCATGCTGGAAATACTGCCGTGCCCCTTCCGTCCGGGCTTCCCGTCCGCGTTTATTGGCGAGCAGATGGAGGCCGTGGTGCCGGCATTCCTCTTTGAACTGGGAGTTCCCGTCCACCCACGCGAGGGGGCGGGTTTGCCAGAGGGCGGCCATCCGTCGGACGGCGTCGGACCAGCGGACGATGGAGCTGGCGGCATCGAGTTCGGTGGTGTTCGCCACATACCGATAATTTGTTACTTCGTCCAGCACGTAGGCCATCCCGTCCGGGGAGACGCCGATGACGACGGCGGCACAGTACGTCCCGGTATCGGCCCCGAGTTCGACGGACCAATCATGGGGGAGGCGGAAATTCTCGCGCACCGCGCCCCGCTCGGCATTATGCCACAGACGGGGGGACTCGGCCACGGAGAGGAGCCGATCGCCCCGCTGATGGTCGTAGACGCGCCCGATGTAGTGCCCGAGTTTCCCGAGATAGGCAATCGAGAACTTTTCTCGGGTCAGGAGGTGTTCGTCGCGGTCCATCGCCGCCTGATCGAAGCTATAGGGGTTCACGATGGCCGGAATCCCGCACTGGCACACCCAGGACGGAAAATCCGGGTTCCCGTGCCCGTGCTGGTGGAACACTTCGACCCACGGGCGGTCGGGGGTGGTCGGAAAGATGGCGTAGCCCTGTCGGACGCGCAAATTCTGCGCCACGGAGGTGAAGCACTCGATCCCCGGCAGTTGATACGCCTCGCAGTAGATATAGGCGTCCACTTCCTTGCCTTTGAGCGATTCCGAGCGTTCCCACGACCGGGCCTCGAACCGCGCCCCGTTATCCAGCTCCAACCACAAGCGTCCGTCCTTCGGTCGGTTCTGGAGTGACTGATAGCCCTGATTCAGCCCGCGTTCCGAGCAGAGGGCTTCGAGGAGGTAGTCGAATTCCGGGGCGCACATATCGTATTCGTTCCCGACGAGGTAGACGGTCGCGCCGGGGATGGCGGCGAACGCGGCGGCCCAGAGGCCGGCCCCGGCCGATTTCCCTGATTTATACGCCCCGAGTTCCGCGACCACTTTCGCCCGTCCGTGGGGGCGGGGGTCCAGACGGCGGGTGACGCAGCGGCGGTCGGGAAGGCGCACCAGCATCGACGGGCCGGGGGCGTCGGCCTCGACCTCCACGTCACTCAGCACGTAGCCATCGGTGGTGGCCCACCACGAGGCTTGATGCTCGAACGGAATAAAGTCGTTTTGCTCGCACAGAAACCGACGAAATTCGGTCATCAACCGGTCGCGCAGCACCGGGGGGACGCTGGTTACGGGCATCGATTACTCGGCGATCGTCTCCATGACAGCACAGACCCGATCCGGGGTGAGATTCAACCACGCGCACCAGAGAGCAAGGCGTGGACTCGCGGGCGACCGGAAGAACTGCTGGGCGGTCTGCCGATTCAACGCTTTCGGGTGGGCCGTGCCGTCAGTCGGTTCCGGGGTGAGATCCCGCACCGCACGCGCCAGCACCGCCGCCGCGACCGCTCGGTACCCCTGCCGATTGGCGGTCGTGACCCTCGGCCCCATCAGCTCGTCTGCCCCTGCTGCTCATACCGCTGTAACAGGTCGTGATAAAACGACGCCAGCGGGGACTCTTTCCCGGCCATCCCCGCCACTTTCGCCTCAATCGCGGATCGGCCCGTGTCCGCCTTCAACTTCGCCCCGCCGTCACACTCCACGTAATTCGTCGTCCATAGGACGTACGCCATCTCGTTGTAATGCTTCTTCAGCGCCAGGGACAACCGCTGCGGATCGGTCAGCCGGTGCCACGCCTCCCCCCCGCTCTGCTGTTCCAGCGCCTTCAGGACCGCCGGCTGCATCGGCCACGTCTCCTCGCACTCGATCAACACCGCTTCGGGCTGCTCCTCGTCCCAAAAATACCGCACCGCCTCCGCGATCGGTGCCCCCG